TTGGTGTGCATGAGAAGTTATTAGTTACATCTTGATCGAATGATAAGTCATTATCTGTAGTTACTGTTCCTCTAAATGGAGCAGTAAGTGTTTTTGCTGTATCACCAACTAATGTGTCTGCATCGTATGCTTGAACATCAACACCAACTTCAACATCCATTGCTTGTTGAGCTGCTGCGACTGTTGCTGCTTGGAATACTGATGCACCTGTTGTTCCTGCACCTAATGCAGTTCTAGCTGCACCTGCTGTAGTAGCACCTGTTCCGCCTGATGCAATTGGTAATGTATCACCTGATAGACCTGCTTGGAAGTCTTTAAGATGTGCCATTAATTCTCTAATAGCATTGTTTATACCACTAGGTGCACAACCCTCGTCGATATTAATACTGTCTATGTCAGTATTCGCACTAGCGGTTGAATCGTATTCTGAAATTTTAGTTTTTGCCATAATTTACCTCGTTTATCCTATTTGTGTCCATGTTTCACTACCTGTAGATACAGGAGTCCATTCTTGTCCGTAGATGTATAAGTCTGCACTCATATCTGCTTTACTTGAAATAGTGCCTGTAAATTCAAATATCGCATTAGGGTAGACATATAAGTTTGCCTGAGCACCTGCAAAAGCATACCCTGTCCATTGACCACCACCTAGTGCTTGCACACTTGCTGTAGCATCTATTTCCCCACTAAAGAATATAATCTTAGTCGGATATGCACTTGCACTAGCAGATGTATCTATATCAGCAGTTCTAGTAACAATTAATCCTGCACTAGCACTGGCATCCGCATCACCTGTGATTGTGCCACTAAATGATATGGTTACTGTAGGTGCAGCAACAACAACACCATCATTGGTAATTGTGCCGTCACCATAGTGTAAACACGCAGTAGCGTAAGCACCATCATCTAATGATACAGATAAGTCATCTATGCTACCTAAAGCATCTAATGACTCTAATGTAGTAAAACCACAAACATCAGCAGGCATGATTAAGCGAATGTAACAGTTAGTGAACCACTAGCGATTTTAAACACATCACCTGTTGTAATGTTTTTAGATGTATCTAATGGTGTGTGGAATAACATATTGCCTGAGCTTGTAGCATCCCAGATACCAATATGAGTTACAGTTCCCCAGTCACCTGTTGCTTGTGGGAATTGAACATCAGTAGAGTTAGTGCCTGAACCGTTAGTAGGTGCACCCATAGTGACTGCTGTTCTAGCGTATGAACCACCTGATACTTCTGCTCCACTTGCATCATCTGTTGGGTCTGCTGTGTGTAATGATACATAAATGTTTGCTGGTGAAGTGTATGCTGCATTTCTTAATACATGGTCATACAATTCGTTTTCTAAAAAGTTTGACATCTCTGCCATAATTTATTCTCCTAATCAGTTGTTACGTTTAATGTTTTATTTGGGTAAGTAGCACCCTTGTCATTTGCTTTGATGTTTGCAATTGCTCTATCATACATAGTTGCCCATGTAGCTATTCTCTCGTCATTCATGAGATATGGTTCTGCTTCTGCTAGAGTTGCATACAGTAAAGCATCTGGAAAGTTTGCTAAAAAAACATTACTCGCATTTGAAGATGAGATGTAAGTTGGTTTAGCATAATACAAGATTTGAACAGTTTGAGTTCCGTCAGGAACAGGTGCAAATTGAAACTCTTGCCCTAACATTGTGAACTTTGTAGGAACACCTGATGTATGGGTTAGATTGTTTGCATAAAAAGAAGCAGGAGTTTGATATTCTAATGTGTAGTTTGGACTACCTGTTATATGAATATCACGCAACTCTAACATATCACTTGGAAAAGCAATTGTAGAGTCACCTGCTACTGTACTTGCGGTTGAAGATTTTAACATTTCTTGCACACGCAAATCTCTTGACATTCTGTGCTGACCTAACTCAACAAAGTCAGGTATGACTGAAGTTAAATCATCTCGACCAAGATAATTAGCTACAGCCGCTACGAATGTAGTGTAATTAGTAAATGCCATTTAGGAAATCCTTATTTGTGTTTTACGAATACAAGATAACCATTGTCCATAGCAACTTCCCTAACAATTTCAAATCTTTCTTTGACTTTAGGTTGCCACCAGGTATATGGTTGCTGTATTAAATGTGCGTTTCTACCGTCAGGTAGAGTTTTTACTGCTGGGCCTGTGTGAATAGTAAATAGGCCGTATTTTAAAGTGACTCTTTGTAAATCATCGAGCACATTATCAAGTAACTCAGGTTCAATGTGTTCTAAAA